GACGATCCCAGAAGCCGGTGCCGTGACCATTGCGTGACAGGTAAAAGTCATGCGCCGCTTGTTGCCTGTTGTCATCATTCAAGTAGCAGTCAATGAGCGACAGGAATGCTAGGCAATCAACTGCGGCCTCTCTGTGGCAATCTTCGTCAAGCTCTTGTGGTTCAATGTCAGCCACCCAGAACGCTGTGTCTAGGTATTGCTCTAAGAAGTTTGCTTCTTTGTCTGTCAGTGTGATTGTTCTCATGCTGCCACAACCTCCAGTTGATGCTGTACCTTGTGTTCCTCATATGCTCGCACTAGTGAGTTGATGCCTCTGCATATCTCGTTGTAGCTCTCGTGCGTGAGTTTGATACGTCCGTTTTCCTTCAGCGTCCAGATACCATCAACTCGTGTTAGCTGTAGTTTTCTCATGCTGTTTGCTCCATATCTTCGCGCACTAGGTCGCGCAGGTCATCAATCAATTCTACGTTTAGGGCTTCCAAGTCATCCCGTGATACTATTTTTAACATGTGGCGTTGCACTGTTCTAGGTGAACAATTCTCTTCGTGTGAGATGAAGTCACAAAACCAGTTGATGGCGCACGCACGTAACACGCTGTCGTTATGGTAGTGTTTGCGTATTTGATCGCAGTTGTCTTGGTAATGCTCAAAGCCAAGATAAGAACCATCAATCCAGCAACGGAAAAACCGTCGGTACCATGTGTTGCAGTCTGTGATGGATTCTTTTATTTCGTTTTCTGTTGGTAAGTCTCGCATTGTCGTTTCCTCGTTTCGTTTAATGTGGAGCCATGATGCCGGAGCACTAACACAAAGACAAGAAGTTTCTTAGATCATTTGGTTATATTCAATTGAGTGCTTATGCCTACCTGTGAGAACCTTAGTGCTACTCTATAGGTACACACTCTCTAGCATTCTCAAGTACACTCAAGCAAACCGTTAGACTACCTCGCGCCCCTAAGTCTAACTGTTGTACTCTTTAGCGCACCTTAGTCTAACTGTTGGGCTTAGTGGCGCGCCTTAGTCTAACTGTTGTACTCTGTGGTGCGCCTTAGTCTAACTGTTGGGCTATGGGGCTAACGATAAAGGTACGGGGGGCCGCTGGCGCTGATGTTAATTATTGTAGTAGGCACTCAGGTTCTCAAAAGTAAAAATTAGAAAACTACAGTAAAATAATAAAAAAGTAAGTAATTACTAACTTATGTAACCTCTTGAATACACAAGAGAAATAGAAACTTAGATCAAGTCAAGAAAATAACAGTAAAAAGTACTTGACAAATGCTAAAAAATATGCTATAATAAATAGGTATTCTTAGATAGCTTAAGGTAAATACATTATGGATAATCAAGATGATCCTCCTAAGCAGCAAGATGCGCACAACGGAGTTGTTAAGCGTAAGCGAGGTAGACCAAGGAAAGGAGAGATAGTCAATAAGACTAGTGGCTCTAGAGGTAAGGTAGGTAGACCTAAAGGTGATGCTTCAATTATCAATGAGTATAAAGCTAGGATGTTAGCTAGTCCTAAGTCTCGTAGAGTACTAGATAGTATATTTGATGCAGCACTTAATGATGACCATAAGAATCAAGCAGCAGCTTGGAAGCTAGTTATGGATCGTATGCTGCCCTTGAGTTACTTTGAGAAAGATAGTGCCGGTGGGCGCTCAGCAGTATCCATTACAATCTCAGGTATAGGTAGTGGCTCAGTTGAGACTGATGTTACACCTAATGACCCTATAGAAGGAGAATACACAGATGTTTAAGTACTTCAGTAGGAATGAGTTTGTATGTAAAGAAACAGGTGAGAATGAAATTGAGGATGAGCTAATCTTTGCCTTAGATGAGCTTAGAGAGCACTGTGGTTTCCCTTTTGTAATCACAAGTGGCTATAGATCACCTGACCATCCTATTGAACTAAAGAAAAAGACTCCCGGTACACATGCACAGGGTATTGCAGCAGACATAGCTGTATCCTCTGGGCTACAAAGGTACACTATAGTAAAGAATGCTGTTAAGTTAGGCTTTACTGGTATTGGTGTAGCTGGTGGCTTTGTGCATGTAGACATTAGAGCTACTGATGCACCTGTAATGTGGACGTATACCTAGCCACTACGTGGCGCGAATAGCGGAGCTATTAGTTAGTGAACACTAACAAAGACTACCTAAAGACTTTAGCACAACAAGAAGATCTAAACTGGGACGGTGATCCTGAGTTAGACGTAGAGCATGAGTGTGTAGAGGAAAAAGATCTTGATGAGTATGTAGTCAAGTGGTTTTATGACTAATCTTAACATACAACTACTGGATTGGCAAAAGGAAGTCTGGTCATCCGACACCAGATTCAAGATTGTAGCTGCCGGTAGACGTACAGGTAAGTCCAGACTAGCAGCATGGATGTTGATAGTCAATGCTCTACAGGCAGACAAAGGCCATGTGTTCTATGTAGCTCCAACACAGGGACAGGCCAGAGACATCATGTGGCAAACACTATTGGAGCTGGCGCACCCTGTTGTAACCTCTAGTCACATAAACAACCTACAGATTAAACTGGTCAACGGCGCAACCATAAGCCTTAAAGGTGCCGATAGACCTGAGACCATGCGTGGTGTGTCACTAAAGTTCCTAGTGATGGACGAGTACGCAGACATGAAGCCAGAGGTTTTTGAGCAAATCCTTAGACCTGCCTTGGCTGACCAAAAGGGTGCTGCGCTGTTTATTGGTACGCCTATGGGCCGTAATCACTTCTACGACCTGTACAAATACGCAGAGCTAGGTGACGATGAGTCCTATGAGTCATGGCACTTTACAAGCTATGACAACGAGTTGTTAGACCCAGACGAGATTGACCTAGCTAAAAAGTCTATGTCATCCTACGCTTTCCGTCAAGAGTTTATGGCATCCTTTGAAGCCAGAGGCTCAGAGATGTTTAAGGAAGACTGGGTTGTGTTTGATGAGACACCTGACATAGGTGACTACTACATCAGCATTGACTTGGCTGGCTTTGAGGACGTAAGTAAGAAAAGAACTAAAAACTCTAAGCTGGATGAATCTGCAATTGCAGTAGTGAAGGTCAATGAAAACGGCTGGCACTTAGAGAACATCATACACGGTAGGTGGGACTTAGCGGAGACAGCTAGGAAGATATTTGAGGCTGTGCGGGACTACAGGCCCATTAGTGTAGGCATAGAGCGTGGTATCTCTAAGCAGGCTGTTATGTCACCATTGATGGACATGATGAAGCAGAACGGTAGATTTTTTGTTGTGGAAGAACTAACCCACGGCAACCGTAAAAAGACAGACAGAATCATGTGGGCACTACAGGGTAGATTTGAGAACGGTCAGATTACCTTGGGCAAGGGTGAGTGGAACAGTAAGTTTTTAGATCAACTGTTTCAGTTTCCTGACCCATTGACACATGATGACCTTGTAGATGCTTTTGCGTACACAGACCAACTAGCTAAAGTAGCCTACAGTTATGACTTTGAGATTGATGATCTTGAGGTCTTGGACGTTGTAACAGGATATTAATATGGCAAAGTCAAGAGTCAATGAAGCCGGTAATTACACCAAGCCCACTATGCGTAAGAACCTATTTAATAAAATCAAAGCAGGTGGCAAGGGTGGTAAGCCCGGACAATGGAGTGCGAGAAAAGCCCAGATGTTGGCAAAAGAGTACAAAGCCAAAGGTGGAGGATACAAATAATGAAGGGTGTATCACACTATACCAAAGAAGGCAAAGAATGGAAAGGCAATACTCACAAGATGCCAAACGGACAATTGCATACGCATAAGTCTCATGGCAAGACAAGCCAACGCTTGTATCACTTCAAAGAACTAAGCAAGACTGCACAAAAGAGAGCTAAATAATGGCTCTTTCTAAGTCACAACAGTCCTTAAAGAAGTGGACTAAGCAGAAGTGGCGTACAAAGTCAGGAAAACCTAGCACTCAAGGCTCAAAAGCTACAGGTGAGCGTTACTTACCAGAGAAAGCAATCAAGTCTTTGTCGGCTAAAGAGTACGCAGCTACCACCAGAAAGAAAAGAAAAGACACAAAAGCCGGTAAACAGCACAGTAAGCAGCCTAAACGCATTGCTTCTAAAACTAAACGCTCACG